CAACTTTAACTAGTTTTGGCCCTGGCACAACTGAAGAATTTAATCAATCATCAACGGTAGTCACAGCTGCAGCATGGTCTAGTGGAGGAGCTTTAAATCAAGCAAGAAGAATTCAAGGAAATGCTGGTGGTAAAGATGCAGGTTTGGCTTGTGGTGGTTATACAAGCAGTCCAAATTATTTAAATAATTCAGAAGAATATGATGGAACATCATGGACTGAGGGCAATAACTTGAACACAGCAAGATATGGATTAAGAGCTTTAGGTCTTCAAACCGCAGCAGTTGCGGTTGGTGGACAAAAATCAGGAACTCCAACTGCACTGACCACTTGTGAAAATTATGATGGATCGTCATGGACTAATACAGGATCTATGAACGTTGCAAGAGAAGAACCCGCTGTTTTTGGAATTCAAACTGCAGGAGTTGCATGTAATGGTTTTAATGGTGCTCCTTTAGTAGAAACAAATGCAACAGAGGAATTTGATGGATCTAGTTGGACAGCAAGCAACACTACTAATAGTGTTAGTTATGCAGCTATGTCAGCAGGAACTCAAACAGCAGGTGTAAGATCAGGAGGTTATCTTTATCCAGCATCAGCTTTTCAAATATTTACTGAGGAGTATGATGGATCTAGTTGGACATCGGTAAACAATATGCTTGAAGCTAAAGCTTCTGCTGCTCCTGCTAAAAATGGAACACAAAGTGCATGGCAACTTTCTGGGGGAAGAAATCCAGCAGGCGTTACGTCAAACACTATAGTTTATGACGGAACTAATTGGACAACTGGCGCTAGCATATCAACGGCTAGAACTGAATTTGATGGTGCTGGAACTTCGTCAGGATCTGGTGCTCATTTGATTTGTGGTGGAACACCAGGATCAACCCCTGCTGGTGTAACTACAACAGAGGAATTTACTGCAGAAACTACGGCTTTGAACGTAAAAACACTTACACAAAGCTAATAAATATGTTATACAAACTTTAAAAGGAGGAAGACTATGGAAAACTTTTTATATGGAGTGCTTACTAACACTGGAAAAGGGTTCTTCACAGCTGAAGATAGAAAAAACTTTTTTCTAAGAGGTTATCCTGCTAACGTCTGGGTTGTTGGAAATAATCCAAAAGGCGCTTTATGGATAGCTGATAAGAACGGTGTTTTTAAAACTAAGTCAGAAGCACAAGCTTTAGTTGATGCTGAAATACAAACAGCACAAGCAGCTTGGGATGCTCAAACTGATGAAGAAAAAGCTCAACCAAATAATATTAGACCATCTGACATAACTCTTCCATAAGGATTTTAAATGTCTACGTACGAAAATTTACACGGCCGAAGAGTCAACGTTGTATCATCAAACCCTTCTAATCCAAAAGAAGGAGAGGTGTGGTATAACTCAACTTTAGGAACACTTAAAGGCTACGTGTTATCACCTGCAACAATGTCATCTGGTGGCAATTGTAACACAGGGCGAACACAGTTAGGTGGAACTGGAGCAACTCAAACTTCAGGAATAATTTTTGGTGGAGAAACACCTTCTCTTACTGGAGTAACAGAAGAATACGATGGAACATCGTGGACTAATGGTGGCACTTGTCCTGCAACTAAAAGTGACATGCACTCTTCTGGAACTCAAACAGCAGCGCTATGGGGTGGAGGATCACCTTTAAGTGCGGAAACATACGAGTACAATGGATCTTCTTGGACAGATACAGGAAACATGCCTTTTTCTAATAGAGATACTTTTGGCGGTAGTTGCGGAACACAAACTGCAGCTTTACAAGTAGGAGGTTTTATAAACCCAGGTAATTATACTAGCGTTATGTGTGAATATGATGGATCTAGTTGGACAAACATACCACAGACTTTTCCCTCAGCACCTAAAACAGGTACTTTTAGTACAGCAGGAATTCAAACCGCATGTATTTCAGCAGGACCAAGCACAGATTCCATAGAGTGGGATGGTTCTAGTTGGACTACCACAAATAATTTAGCAACAGGAAACGCAGCTTCAGCACACCAGGGAACAGTATCTGCTAGTGTTTTAATGACTGGACCAAATCCAGATGGTCCAACTAATTATGGAGGTGTTGTTCAAACTTGGGACGGAACTAATTGGAGTAATTCACCAGCATCTGCTTCAAATCCAAGATCACAGGCAGTTGGATCAGGAACTGCTACTGCAGCGTATGTTGCAGCTGGTAGGGATGCATCAGATGTCCTTACTGCAACAGAAGAATTTAATGGTGCAGCTGTAGCTACTAAGACATTGACAACTAGCTAATAAAGTATATATTGCTAGATGAAAGGATTAATATGACAGAAAAAAGAAATATACATGCGTTAATAGAAAAAGAAGCACCTAGCTTAAATAATTTATTGGACCCAAATGATGTAAAGGCGTTTAAAGAAATGACAGCCGAGCTTCGAGACACATGGACCAAGAAACAAGTATTTAGAACAGAAACAGAAATGAGAATGTCTGTTTTACAAGACATGAAGTATCCAACAAAAGCTGCAAAGTATTGGCAGTGTGTTAGAGAACAAAATGTATTCTTAGAAAATTTAATGAGTTTGTCTTTTGATTGTAGACGTAAAGAAGCAAAAATTAAATGGCTAGAAAAAAAATTAGAAACAGAACAAGACGAATATAAATTAACAAAATATAAAATAGATTTAGATGAAGAGCGATATGGTTTAGCTAATATGCAACTTGTTGCCAAAGATAGAATGAGAGAAATTAAATTATGGTCTACATTAAAGAAAGAATTTGATGATGGCACATTTGATACACAAGATGTTAATAGACACCAATTAGATTCTTATCATTTAATAATGAAAAACAAAGCAGAGACACTAACATCAGGGTCTAGTCAACCAGAAGTATTTAATGTGTTAGGTCAATTAAAAAGTATAGAAAGAGTTAAAAAATCAGGAGAAATGATTTACAATAAGAAAGAACAACTAACAGATGATCTTGGAGCAAAACCAAAAATTTAATGTTATATTTTTAGGCCAATCAGTATTAAAATATGAAGTGCCTTTAGAAATATACCACACGATTAACTCAATATATGAAAATAAATATTCTGAGTTAAAGCCTGCAAATAAACAACTTGTTGGTAAAATAGAAAAAGAACATAGTTTATTTTATGATGGTGAAGACACTAGTAAAATGATTAGACACAATTATCTTACAAAAAATGTATTGGTGTGGTTTGAATCTATGTTTAGACATTATTTAGAATGGAATAAAGTAAAAGGTTATAATATGCATTTTAATTCTGTATGGGTTAATCAAATGTTTGAACATGAATACAACCCTGTGCATGTGCATCAAGGAACACTGCCTACAGGTTTATCTAGTGTTATGATTTTAAAACTACCAAAAAGTTTTGGCGTAGAGTATTCTGCATCGGACGTGCCACAAAATGGTAGATTACAAATGTTAGGTGCAGCTTCTGGTCAATTCGCGAATGTAGATTATCAACCAATAACTAAAGAAAGAGATTTTTATATTTTTCCATATGACATGAGACACTGTGTATATCCATTTAATGGTCCTGGTTGGAGAAGAACTCTTGCAGCAAACATGGATGTTAATTATGATCCAATTAGAAATAGAGGAGTAAGTTAATGTACGAAAATAAGATTATAACAGAACCTAAATGGAAAAGTTGGATAATACAAACAACAACACCACTATTTACTCCAGATCAATGTAGACAAATTATAGAATGTGGTAGAAGTCAACCACCACAAAAAGCACAAGTTGGTACAGGTAAACCTGGTGGTGGCACAGACACGAGTAAAAGAGTTACAACTATATCTTGGATACCATTTAAAGAAATGAGTCACATGTATGAAGATCTTTATCAATTTATACAAAAAGCAAATGAAAATCATTTTGGTTTTGGAGATATTAGAATTACAGAAAACGCACAATTTACAGAATACCCAGAAGGAGGTTTTTATGATTGGCATATGGATTGTGATACAGTCATGACTCATGAACCACCTGTTAGAAAAATATCTATGACATTATTGTTAAATGATCCCTCAGAGTTTGAAGGTGGACATTTAGAATTAGGTGGACCAGGTAAATTTGGAGAACTTAAACAAGGTCACGCTATTTGTTTTGCATCCTTTATAAACCATAGAGTGCAACCAGTTAAACGTGGTGTTAGACAATCTTTAGTTGTTTGGTTTGGAGGCAAACCATTTAGATGATTAAAGAACAATTTTTTCCAACAACAATATACGGTAAAGATGTAAAGTTAGATAATAGACTATTTGAAAAAGAAATAATTGAGTGGTCTAAAAGAGATCCTGGTGTTAAAAAAACAAATCGTAATGGTTGGCATTCTACAACTGAAATGCATAAGATGCCTATATTTGAACCTTTAGTAAAAGAATTATTTATTACGATGAGGGATATATGGAAAGAAGAATGGTTAGATAGAGAACCTATATTAGGAAACATGTGGGCTAACATAAACCCACCTGGAGGATACAATCAACCTCACATACATCCCAATAGTTTATTTAGTGGTGTCTATTATATAAAGGCACCTAAAAACTCTGGTAAGTTGTCTTGTACTGATCCAAGACCAGGAGTTCAATTAAATATGCCTGTAAGAAAAAAAGGTCAACCACCAAAAGAATTATGGAGAGAAGTTCATTTAGAACCTGTTGAAGGTAGAATAATTATTTTTCCATTTTATCTTTGGCATGGTGTTGAACCTAATCAATCAAATGATATAAGAATATCAGTAAGTTTTAATTTTATACAACATGGCTTTCAATAAATATCAAGTAATTAAAGGTGCAGTATCATACGAGTTAGCAAACTTTGTATTTAATTATTTTTTACTTAAACGTGATGCAGCTAAGTTTATGTATGATAATAACATTATAGCTGATTCAGGTATGTTTGGAACATGGAGAGATCAACAAATACCTAATACTTATTCACATTATGCAGACCCTGTTATGGAAACACTATTAGTTAAAATGCTGCCTGTTATGGCTAAAGAAACAGGACTACAATTAATACCAACATACTCATATTCTAGAATATATAAAAAAGGTGATGAATTAAAAAGACACAAAGACAGACCCTCATGTGAGATATCCACTACATTAAACCTTGGTGGAGATCCTTGGCCTATATTTATCGACGGTACGGGGGCTGACAGCGTCATAGACGAGTATAAAAACATACATAAGCCCGATGCACCCAAAGGCACTAAAGTCTTGCTTGAAGTAGGCGATATGCTAGTATATAGTGGTTGCGAACTCGAACATTGGCGAGAGCCTTTTGACGGGAACATTTGTGGCCAAGTATTTCTACATTATAATCATGTAAATGGCCCATTTGCTGAAAAAAACAAGTTTGATGGAAGACCAATGCTAGGTCTACCTTCATTTGTAAAATAGTATTATAATGGAGTCGTATGCTACAAAAAATAGGTTTTGCACCTGGAATCAATAAACAAGTTACACCTACTGGAGCAGAGGGTCAATGGATCGACTGTGATAATGTTAGGTTTAGATACAATACACCTGAAAAAATAGGTGGTTGGAAACAACTTGGCGATGACAAACTAACTGGTGCAGGTAGAGGTCTTCATCATTTCGTAAATAGTAAAGCTAGAAAATACGCAATCATTGGAACTAACAGAATTTTATACGCATACTCAGGTGGTGTATTTTATGATATACATCCTATCAAATCCACAACTACGCTCACAAGTGCATTTACCACGACCAACGGATCAGCAGTTGTTACAATAACTTTTAGTGGCTCTCATAGTATTAATGAAAACGATATAGTATTATTAGATAATTTTTCATCTATAACTAATTCTGATTTTGCAGCAGCAGATTTTAATGATAAAAAATTTATGGTAACTAGTGTGCCAACAAGCACAACTATTACTATCACAATGCCATCAAACGAATCAGGATCAGGTGCTACAACATCTGGTGGTATTAGAGTGCAACATTATTATCCTGTTGGACCAGCTGTGCAAGCAAAAGGTTTTGGTTGGTCGTTAGGGTCTTGGGGTGGAGAAGTCGCAGGTGAACCTACAACAACATTAACAAACGGTATTAATGATACTGTTACCACAGGAATTATATTAGGCGACGTATCACAATTTCCAGATAGTGGTACAAACTTTATAAAAATAGATAACGAAGAAATATCTTACACTGGCATATCTGGTAACGAACTTACGGGTGTAACTAGAGAAGTTAGAGGTACAACAAAAGCTGCACACAGTGGTGGAGCAACTGTAACTAGCACAACTAACTTTGTGGCATGGGGTGAAGCAGCATCAGGAGATTTAGTATTAGAACCTGGTATGTGGTCACTAGATAATTTTGGTGACAAAGCCATTTGTTTAATTCATGATAGTGCCGTTTTTTCTTGC